AAGGGCAGAGTAGCACCAGAACCGTCTGTAACGTCTGGGTTGACTTCCAGATAAGGCCAGTTGGTCGTATTGGCTGTTTTCCACTGATTTTCGTAGCCTTCAAACTGACCACCGTAACCGATAAACGGAGCTTTGGGGGCCAGTGCCAGCATCTCAGCTTCTTGGCTCACCCAGTAGTTGTACATCCGTTGGGCATCTTTGGCGTTACGAACCAAGCCTGAAACGAACAGTTTACCGTCCACCTCAAACTCGTTTCCAACCACACGCACCACCGGAATCCACTTACCATCCCAATCGCGTTCCTCAAGCATCTCGTAACCATTGGTTTTGCACCATTTGACCTTTTTCACGTCAACATCACGGGTGCGCTTGGCCTTGCCGTAGATTTGCTTGAGGTTTCTGTCTTCAGGAGAGTCTGCAATCGCAGTAATGTTGCCCGTGTACAGGTTCAGCTTCTGGGTGGTGTGCTCAAAGTAAAAATACTCAGCAATCCGCACAGTATCCTCGCTCACCCACTGTGCCAGCGACTGATCGCCAACACCAAGCGAGTTCAGTGACGAGATCGGCACTGCATCGGGGAACATACGGGAGTAATCAGCCTTCAACACGTCTTCAGTGATGAAACACCAAGCAGCATCAGAGCCGCAGGGGTCTTGGATCATCGGGTCCATGTACACGCTGAAGGAATTGCGAATCCGACCAATCTTGATGTCCTGATCGAATGAGTCATCGGTGCAATACTCGGTCAAAAGACGAATATAGCCCTCACCATAGGCGACTTGGTTCTCACAGGCCGTATCATAGGCAACATCAGCATCGGAGATGTATTCAATATGACGAACCATGCCATCAAAAATCTCAGCAACTGCGACATCAGCTTTGTCATCGGCAGGAATTACCTTGCCACTGGGACGGTTCTGACGCTGGTCGTTGGTAACTTGTCGGACGTGCTGCGGCAACTTGTTGATAGTGAGACAAGGGCGTGCATTGATAGTCTGACCCTGAACAGCACCACGAGTAGCCAAGACATCAGCAGGCCACTGCCAATGGTTATCAGGAGAGCCTGCAAAGAATCGCAAGTCATCCAACTCATCTTCACGAGACTCGGACAGCGCGGAGATTGCCATCGTCAGACGTGACCGCATGGTGGTCAGAATATCGGCTTTATCACCCGATTTCACGCTACCAGCAGCGACTTTCGCCACATCGTACATTCCAGAATTACTCATTGAAGATTCCAATCACGTCTTTTTCACGCATCATTAGGTAGTCCTCACCCTCATGAGTGACTTTCTGACCCGAATGCTCACCGAATAATACATTGTCACCAACAACAACGTCAGTGGCCTTCTTACCAGCAGCCATGATGATGCCTGAGAACATTTTACTCTGAGGCAACAGGATTAGTCCTTGTTTTTCGACATTCTGCTTAATAAGGATGCAATCACCCAATGGAACAAGGTTCATTTTTTCTTCTGTGTTGGTTTGGCGGCTTCGCGCTTGACTGAATAGGCAATTGCCACCGCTTGCTTGATGGGCTTGGTCTTGGCTTCTTCTCGCACATTAGCACGAAATGCAGCGGGGCTGGCAGATTTCTTGAGCATCTAACTTCCCATCCATGAGGTTGTAGCGCCGCCGGACTGCGCATTTACACGGCGTGTAGTTGAAGAATTGTACTCTCGATGAGCCACGGGGAATGCAAATGTGACGCAAAGAGCGTCGGCCGCATCGGGTGAGGCCAGCCCACGAGCCCTCATCTCCTTCTTACTCTCCAGCAAAATAGACCCACTTGAGTTCGTTTTCCGCATGGGGCCAGTCAGGTCTGCCTTCAGTTGTCGGTCAGTCGGTATGCTGGCAGTCTTCAACCAGTCCTTCATCGCACCCCACATCTCAGCTCGTTTGTTCTGGTACATCACAGGACTCTTGGCCTTCCACCCGAAGTTCACCCCTCGTACCTTGTAACGCTGCTCAGTCAACCGATCCAATATCCCGTAGCCCAGACCACCCTCGTCAATCACGGTCATGGTAGGCTTGTACTCCTCTATGGCATCAATGACGTGACCCACTACGCTCATAGTGTCCTCACCCTTGAACCGCTTGATCGCCACGATGTCACGTCCCTGACGCACCAAGATTACCGTGCTGTCCATGCCCCCACGGGCCGGGTCAACCCCGATCACCACCGGAGCAGTCAAGTCCTTGTACTTCGGACGCTTAAACGCATCCTCAACGGTCACGGGCGAGATGAACTGGTCTTCACCCGAGGCGGGGAACTCACCGTACACCTCAACACGGGCCTGTATGGAGTCTTCCCCGTACTCCGAGATGATCTGCTCGTAGATCGACTTGTCCGTACCCTCTACGGTACGCGCATCAATAATGCTTCCGTTCCAAAACTCACGCTTACCGTGGAACGTTTCAAAGAAGTACCCTGTATTGCGCCGGGGGTTACTGAACGCGAACCAATACCTGTCCAGAATCTTTTCGGTAAAGAATCCAGCAGCCACTGACCAAATCCCATCAGGAATACCGCTGGCCTCATCGAAGATCACCATCATCCCGTCCATGTTGTGCACACCCGCATAACTGTCCGGGTTCTCCTCACTCCACAGCTTCCCCTCCGCTGCCCAGTACCGAGTACCCTTTTTGAGGTCACGCTCAACAAGGTCAGTCAGCCACTGTGCTGGTACGAGTTTGGTAGCCGAGACCTCCCACCAGTGGGCATTGATACTCATCGTGGCCCACTTGGTCAACTCACCCCATGTAACCGTGCGAAGCTGGTTCTCACTATTAGCCGAGACAATCACGGTAGACCCAATACGGGTACTCAGCATCCACAAGATTAGCCAGCTAACCAGTGCCGACTTCCCGATCCCCCGACCAGAACTGACAGCGTTCCTTAACGCCTCCATGTCCAGTTGACCCCGGTTAGCCTTAATATGAGCACCCACCGAGCGTAGTATCTTCCTCTGCCATGCCCGTGGCCCTTTGAACTTCTCTAACGGCGTATTCGCCACCCCCCACGGGAAACTGAACAGGACGAAGCTCTCAGGGTCATCGGCAAGCTGTGTGCTCCACAACTGAGCCATAAGCTGCTGCTCCTCAGCAGGCGCGTAAATTGGCTTCTGCATCAGTTCTCTCCTTCGATCATCGGTACATCTATTACATCCAGCAACTCGATGGTGCGGTTCTGAGCAGCAGCCAGCGCACCCAAGATACTGATCTGCCCACCAATATCAATGACCTTCGTATCGCCGTACACCTTCCGGTTGTCCGATGCAATGATCCACTTCCGAGTGTCAATCTTTAGCCGTGACCGCTGAACGTCCTCCAACGAGTCGTCAGCATCGGCAATGTCGATAAGGTCAGCTACCCACAGTTCACTGCGCATCTCCTTGGCGCTCACATACCGACTGTACTTGTCCCCTGTTTTCTTCATCCACTGGATAAACATTCCAGCTTCAAATTGCCGGAAGTCTTCGTCCAGTGCCTTCTTCAGGGAATAGCCCGAGGCAATCTTGTCGAGCACGCCTTCAAAGGCATTCTCGAATTTCATGTAGATGAGTTCCCGATTGCTCTTGGCATTGGCAATGGACAGAGGGGTGGGGGGTAAGGGCGGAGGATCGCCAGCACTGAGCCAGTCAGGTAGTTCGAGTGGTGTGTCAATCTCGCCTATGGTTTGATTATTCATAGTGTCTTGATTATGCACGATGGGAGTGCAACTGTGTTAAATGTGGGGTGTGACTGACTGTGACAAAGATTAACTGTGTCAAGTGGGGGGTGTGACTGACTGTGACTATGAACCCATTGGGTTATGAATCATGATAAATTTGTAAAGAGAACCCATTGGGTTATGAATCATGATAAATTTGTAAAATAAAAAAATTGTTCGTGATGCCTTCGCAGCCGTGACCACATGGCGCAGGGCCCCACCCCCCCCCATCAATCCGGGATCATACAACCCAATGGGTCATGATGTAACCCAGTGGGTCATAATGTAACCCACTGGGTCAGGGTTTAGGGGTAAAACTAGCCCACTGGGTCAGGGTTTAGGGGTCAGGGTGTGACAGATGGTACAGGGGGGGTAAAAAACTGTCACACCCCCGAAACAGGGAAAAAGTGTTGTTTTTAGGGGAAAAAGTGTTGTTTTTAGGGGAAAAGTAACCCAATGGGCTATTAAATAATGGCATATATTGGCAAATAAAGGGGGTGTGACAAATGGCCTCCGCACAGGGATTTATATTTAGACTACTATTTTCTAAACGAAGTGATTTTTCACTTTCTCAAAATCTCATATGCCTTTATAAAGTCACATTGTCACAGGCAAGCAAAATAGTTATTGACTACTAACCCAATGGGTTCAATAGAAATGTTTATCGTTTAAACCCGTAAACATCAACCCAATGGGTTACACTAGACACAATGGCAAAGTCGCCATGTAACGTAAGGTAAACCAAATGATTATCCGCTTCACTCTCTCACTCGCTGCACTTGGCTGCACACTCGCATTGATGCTTTCATACTTTGACGTACTGGTGAAATAACATGAAAACCACACGCTACTACGCCCTCCGTTGCTCCCCCTCGCATGGCTTCCCCAAATTCATCGACAGCTTTAAAACATTGGCGCTGGCCCGTAGCTGGGCGGCTCAGGCGATCCGTGACGGTTATTGCTCCGTTGAAATTCTCCGTGATCGGGCCATGCCATCGGGTTATTTCGGTATAGAACGTGACCTGATTGATACGATCCGCGCCTGAGATTTCCACTGTAGCCCTTTGATGAGGGGCTACGGGGTCAATTTTGACTCACTGTAACGTTAGGACAATTTATGAAAACCACTGTATCCGTTTATGACTTTCGCGAAGCCTTCCGCCAAGCAGGACGTGAAAACTTCACTTATGACGCTCTTGGCTTGTTATTTGACTATTTCGAAGGGCTTGAGGAAGACATGGGGAGCGAGATTGAACTGGACGTTGTCGCCATATGTTGCGACTACACTGAAGACGATGCCGTGAGCATTGCGGGGAACTACGACATCGACATCACAGACATGGATGAAGAAGAAGCCCTTGAAGCGGTGCAGGACTATTTGAACAACAACACCTCAGTCGTGGGAACCACCTCGACGGGTTCAATTGTTTACGCTGACTTCTAAGGGGATGACTATGATCCGCGAATCT